CTTGTCACCTTTATATACATTTATTGCTATGAACCTAGTTTAGGGCTTTTCCCTTTACTAGGTTCAAGGAGGGTTCCCATTCCGAACTCTCTGGTTTACACGATTCGTGTTCTGTATTTGTATCGCTTCATAAAGTAAGTGCACTGGGAGCCATATTTCGTGTAATCAATGCGATCGATAGTGGATACAGTCCGCGATACGTGCAAATTTTAAGGAATATTTAGGGCCATTGTCCCGATCGACACCTTGTGCGGAAGCACACCTCTTTCCTGAGGTTAACTGGAAACGTTCTTGCGTCTATATGTTATATGTGACGTTAGATTTCGTGTCGTTTAAATAGAAAAATAATCAAATAAAAAGCTTATATTTTGCATTTGTGTTATAATGTGTGATGCACATCTTTCTTTACCTAAGATTTTTTGTAATAGTTTTCACTGCATTGGCTTACTTCCTTCGCTTATACGGTTGAATTTTCCATTTACGGTCACTGCAAGTTATACTGTTCACACCGACGTATGGTGAGGAGCCCTCCGTTTTACAGAGGGTATGCACCCTGGTCCCTTGTGGAAGTGTAGCCGTGGCAATTAGTCATTTAAAGGAATACTGATCAGGTAAAAGACCAGATCTTGGAGAGAGTCTCTTAGTGAAAAACAATCCCTGTAACCGGGTTTAATAATACGTTTCCCCCCCTATAATTACAACAATGATGTCGCACCGTGAACGCCGTGCCGCTGCCGATTTGGAAGCTCATTCTGCCATTGAAGTGCAGAATTCATTTGTTCGGGGGTGTGATGCCAACTCCTTTCGTGGTGCACCCAGAGGGTGCCGCACGTACGCCTCGCTTTATTTCGCGAAAGAGGTTCCATTCGACAGTCCCATACTTATGGTAAACTGTCCGGTGGGTCCTATGTGGGTTTATTGCCCGTTTGAAGAGCGTGTTGGGACGCTCGAAGCTATCATCAACTTGTATTGGCAGGTTTATGAATTACCTGAATGTTGGTACACATCAATAGATGGAGTACTAGTTGATGCGGATGATCGCCTTAGCGATGTCTGCAGCAACATATGTCCTTTTATTCGAATTCACACTTGTTTTGAGTGTGTTACTAAGACAGGTCATCTTGATTTGCAATCGGCCGACTTCTTCAGTGATGAGGGGTTTGACTTACTGCGTCACACCCTTCTGAAGAGTGGTTTGCTTACTAGATCTAATTTGTTTTCGGAGGATTCCCTTACTAAGTTTTTGGAATCCCTTGTGCAGATTAGATATTGGAGCCTGAAATGCAACACCTTTGAAGATTATTACAATCTCCTTATAGTTGGTTATAGTATGCTTACGGGTGGAAGCTTAACTGTTGTTCTTAAGAACAAAGTTCAATCAATTTTATTTTCTGAGGTCCAAAGTGGTGACGATATTCTACCCACTCTCAGACGACTATTTGATTGGACCCAAAGCGTCAACGACACCCCTCTTATTAAAAAATTAGTGTCATTGTACTCTTTTATGCTCACTCAAGGGCTTCTGAAGAAATTTGGCCTTGAGTTGAATGATGAGGAATACTCACGCGTTGAGCAGCGCGCTTTCCTCGCAGCCTTTTCATCGAAAAAGGCTTTTTATATGTGTGTCATCGATGTGTCTTTGTTCATCTGTGAACGGATACAGGAGTGGCATGTAACTGGTGATCTAACAAATTTCCTACATTCTTCTGATGAATATACAAGGTGGATGCAGGAAGCTGATAGAATCCTCAATCTTGCACCATTTGTTGGCAATCTGGAGGCACACAACACCTCTTATTTCACGTTTCTCGCTGATCTTGACCATAGTATTGAGAAGGGGGGTGCTTATGCCAAATATACACGAGCATCTTCTGGTGTGGACAGCGTTGTTATTAAACGTAAACTCAATTCATTATGTGTGTTGAAGAATGTTGAGATTACGCGCCGTGCTGCCCAGCAGGAGCGTGAAGCACCTTTTGGTGTTTTAGTTTATGGTTCATCTAGTGTAGCTAAATCGGCTTTTACAAAAGTCTTATTTAACTACTATGGGGCCCTTTTCAATTTGGATCGGAATGACCATTTTAGGTATGTCCGCAATCCATTAGATGAGTATTGGAGTAATTTCGATACATCAAAATGGTGTGTACAACTTGATGATATTGCTTTCCTCAATCCAAGTAAAGTGTCAGAATTAGATCCCACACTACAGGATATGTTGAACGTCATCAATAATGTGCCCTATGTGCCACCTCAGGCAGCTTTAGAGGATAAAGGCAAGACGCCCGTAATGGCAAAACTTGTCATTGCCACATCGAACTGTGACCACCTCAATGCGCATGAGTATTTCTGGTGTCCATTGGCTGTCCGACGCCGATTGCCATATGTTGTCAATGTGAAGCCCAAAAAGGAATACCTACACAATAATGGGATCTTTATTGATCCCGCGAAAATAGATGTTGTACCAGGTACTTTCCCTGATCTTTGGGATATAACTGTCTCAAAAATTGTACCCCGTATTAATGGGAAACAAGAAAATGCAGTGTTAGAGGAAGTCGCTACCTTTTCTAACATAAACGATTTTCTGCCTCACTTTGGGCGCATGGCACGCGAACATGATCATAACCAAAAGCAATCAATTGATGTGGATAAAAGTTTGAGTCAACTTAGTGTTTGTGACAATTGCTTGCGGCCCACCAATGTTTGCAATTGTTATGAAGTTCAATCGGGGTACGTTGACACCTTAACTGAATGGCGAAATATGATATTTAATTATATTTTTTCTCTTTGGATAAGTGTCCTTATTGCCTCATTTCTTAATAGATACTCTTGTACGCGTGGGTTATTATATAGATCAGTTAACTATATTACTGATGCACGTCGTCATATTGCACTCGTTGGAGCCCTCAATGCCTCACCACGAAATTCTGCTTATAAAAAATTTAGTGCTGCCCTGGCTAGCGCGGCTGCTATTTATTTTATAGTGCGCACTGTGTGTAGAGTAGTGCGGCAACAGTGTACACAGAATAATGTATCGCAAGCAGTCGAAGCACCATCTGTGGTAAAAACTCAGGATCAGAGTTCTAATACAGAGCTCCAGGCTGAATTTAAAATACAAGGAAATATCTTCAAGACCACGCAGAGTGATCTCCCTAGGGAGAGTACGCAGAATGTGTGGTATAGAGATGATGCATGTATAACCTCCTTTGATATGCCTTTAGCCAGCAAGAGCTTAGTGGGAGCTTCTGATCATGACATTCGCAATTTATTTGGGAAAAATTGTGTGGTTCTCCGCATTCGTGCAGATGGAGATGTTTATGTACGTGAGACACGAGGGTTTTTCCCGTGTGGACATGTGTGTGTCACTAACGGGCACTCTTTCAAAGATCGTAAACTTAGCTATAGTGTGGAAATTATACGCAGTGGCGTCATGCCCGGCATTACACCCAATGTTAAAATGCGTATTGGTGCTTCGGATGTCTATTTCCATGAAGGCACCGATTTTTGCTCTTTTGTAGTGCATGAATTGCCACCCTTTAAGGATCTCCGTAAATTTTTTGCGGATAAATATCTGCCAATAACCAGTGCTGTACAGCTTGTTAGAGAGCGCAATGGGGACTTGAGGAATCGATCAATTTTTGGTATTACCCTACAGAACAATTTCCCTATTGAGAGCCTCGACATTGAACAGGACGTCTATTTAGGCACCTGCTCCGAAACTACAGCAGTTGGTGAATGTGGCGCACTCACTTTGGGCACAACTCCACGTGGACCAGTTATTATAGGTATACATGTTCTTGGACGAGAGCATGCTTGTGGCGTACTAGCTATGCGCGTCTCTTTGGTGAATGAGCTGGTTAAAGGTTGTTATGGCACTACCGACCTGATAGTTGGGGGAGGAGAGCCTATGTTCGATACTGACGTAATACAGAACCGACTTGGGCCTTTGCACCGTAAGAGTGTTTTCCGATACATCGAAAGGGGTTCTTGTAACCTCTATGGATCATTTTTAGGGTTTCGACCACAGCCCAAAAGTAGTGTGTGTGCGACCCCTCTCCAGAAGTGCATGTTGGAACATTTCTCCATACCTATCTCCTATACCAAACCCGTTATGTACGGGTGGGAGCCGTGGCGAAAGAATGTAGAACCCATGGTGGATACAGAGACTTCCTATTCTCGCTCTATTTTAAGAGCCTGTGTTGAAGGTTTAACTCATGATATACTGAGTGGTCTTCCACCTGGATGGGAGTCTCAACTAGTAGTCCTCGATGACTACTCATCGGTTAATGGGGTTACTGGGGTCAAATACATTGATCGCCTTAATGTTTCCACCTCAATGGGTTTCCCGTGGCGTACTACGAAAAAGAAGTACACCATTAGTGATGTGCGAGATGAGTATCCTGATGGAATCAACTTCGATGATGGAGTTTGGGACCGGGTGCGTAAAATAGAATCCCTCTATCTAGATGGACAGAGGGCTTTTCCAGTTTTTTGTGCTCACCTCAAAGACGAACCCACCTCCTTTGAGAGTGTTAAAAAACTCAAGACACGTGTCTTTACAGGAGCTCCTGTGGATTGGAGCCTTGTTGTTCGGAAATATCTCTTGTCATTTGTGCGATTAGTGCAGAAGAACAAGTTTGTTTTCGAGGCAGGCCCTGGTACTGTGTGTCAATCTAGTGAGTGGGGTGACATATATGAATATCTCACGCTATTTGGGGCGGATCGCATCATAGCTGGTGACTATGAGAAATATGACAAGAAGATGCGGGCATATTTTATGCTTGCCGCTTTTGATGTCATTCTCAATATCCACCGGCAGGCCGGAGCCACTGATGATGAATTGCGCGTCATACGTGGCATAGGCACTGACACATCATATTCGTTTGTTGATATGAATGGTGACCTGGTGGAGTTCTTTGGAACCAATCCCTCTGGACACCCACTAACGGTTATTATTAATTCAATCGTTAACTCCTTGTATGTGCGATATTCATACTATATGTGCAACCCCGAGCAGGAGGTTTATACCTTCCGGCAAAATGTGCGTCTCTTCACATATGGTGACGACAACATACTTGGGGTTAGCACCAATATAGATTGGTTTAACCACACCACCATGCAGTTGATGTTATCCACGATTGGAGTTGGATATACAATGGCTGAGAAAGGTGTGGAATCCCAACCTTTTATTTCTATTTACGATGCCACTTTCCTTAAGCGGAAGTGGCGTTGGGATGAAGAGGTTGGTTATTGGATGGCGCCCCTTGCACTTGACTCTATATATAAGAGTCTCACAGTGTGGGTACCATCCAAAACTATAGATAAATTCTGCCAGATGGTGCAAGTGATAAGTAGCGCCAACAGTGAATTTTTCTTTTATGGGAGAGAATTTTTCGATGTGCATCATTCTTTCTTCAGAGAGGTTCTACTCCTCGAACCTTATGCGCATTACGTTCAGGATAGCACGTTACCAAATTTTGACACTTTGGTAGAACGCTTCCATGAAGCCTCTATGGCTTTGTCACCTTAAAAAGTGACAATTGTGTGTGGTTTAAGCCGACCATACACTCTTAAAATTGGTTTCGTTTTCTTACTTTTTTCTTTTCAAAAAGTGTTGGCGCAGTGACCAGAACTACTGCACCATCCCTGGCTTTTATGAGTTTGCCAGGGGTGAGTAATGAAACTCTTCTTTTACAATCCGCCGATTATATTGTTGATGAGCCTGGTGAGACCAGTGAGGTCTTGACCTTCATTGACAATAGTGTCGGCGACTCAGAGGCTTTGCCATACTCTAGGAACGTCATTGCTTCTGCAGATTCCACCGATAAAACATCTCTTGCTAAGTTTCTTAGTCGCCCTACCCTTATTGATTCGAGAACATGGGCTACTTCTGATGTTAATGGTGCTCTTGGTTCTGCTATTGATCCTTGGTTTTTATTTTTGAATAATACAGTTATCAAGAATAAGTTGCACAACTATGCTTTTCTTCGTGCTAAATTGTGTTTAAAGGTTATCGTAAATGCGACCCCCTTTCATTTTGGACTTTTGCGGGCTTCTTACGAACCCAATGTCAATAGTGCAAATTCTGGGGATCGCACTTCCAAGATTCGCACTAACCCTGTTTCTCCTAATCCATACATAATTCCATATAGTCAGTTACCTGGCATGTGGATTTATCCTGCAAGTAATTCTGGTGGTGAACTATATGTTCCCTTTTTCCGACACAGCAACTGGTTGCCTTTAACTAGTGCTGCTGCTGCTAAGACTATGGGATCTTTAAATTACTATATTGCTTCCCCACTCGGTATAGCTAGTACGTCTGGGTCTACCAGTTTAACCATTGAGACTTTTGCATGGATGGATGAAATTGAACTCAGTGGTTCTACATCTGAGCTTATTTTGCAAGCTAAAGATGAGTATGTGGGTATGGTCTCTAAACCTGCTTCTGCAGTGGCCTCTGCTATGTCCATGTTGGAAACTGTTCCGATAATTGGTAGATTTGCACGTGCCACTGGCATTGGGGCTTCCGCTGTTGCGTCTATTGCACACATTTTTGGTTACTCTAATACGCCATTAGTTGTTGATGTGCAACCATTTGTCCCAATGTCTGCTCCCCACATGGCTACTAGTGAGATTTCTCTTCCCTATCAGAAACTCACTTTGGATCCCAAACAGGAGCTTTCTATTGATCCCACCCTTCACGGGATAGCCCCTACTGATGAGCTTGTTATATCACAGATCGTTTCTAAGAAGAGCGCTCTAGTTGTCACTGGTTGGTCTACCTCAGATAATGTTGGTACTGTGCTATTTAATTCACGTGTTACTCCGAATTTATTTGGTCTTATTAACATTAATGATGGCTCATCAGTACTTAAGGCTCGTCGAGTGTACCATACTCCTTTGAGTTATTTGGCTGCTCTTTTCGCCTCCTGGCGAGGTGATATTATTTTTGAGTTTGACGTTCTATGCACCAAATTTCACAAGGGTCGTCTCAAGATTTCTTGGGATCCTGTTGGAACTAGTGGCACTGTCGTTCCTGCTGAAAATAGTGTCTACACTACTATTTTAGATGTTGGACAGAATAATAAAGCTTCGATTCGCGTTCCTTACCACCAAGCTCTGGCTTGGTTGAAAACGCGTGGTATTTCCAGCGACAATTGGACTCCTGGTAGTTCTTTGTCTTATGGGGAGGGTCTTGATAATGGCCTACTTATACTTTCTGTTCTCACACCTTTGATGTCCCCAGTCAGTCCCCAGAATATTGGAGTGTTGGTTTCTGTTCGTGCTGCTGACAACTTTGAGTTCGCTAATCCAAGATCCCACTTGGGAGAATCAGATTTTTCCAGCACACCCCATCCTTCTTTTTTTGCAGTTCAAAGTGCCGATTACGTTTGCACTGAGCCAGAAATGATCGTTTTTGGTGATCAAGGACAACAACACCCTGAGCGTTATGCTCTAAATTTTGGTGAAGCTATTGTCTCTTTACGAGCTCTCTTACATCGTATGTCACTCTATGATGTATCTGTTTCCCCTATTAGTTCAGCTACAAAAGCCTTTTGGTTTAGAAAATCTTATGCTCGTTTGCCTCCAATGTTTGGCTACGATCCAAATGGACTCTCTACTGCCAATAAGATTTTAGCAGCTAGCGGTACTGCCCCATTTAATTACACCCCTACACACCCCATAACGTATGTTGCTATGTTATTTGGGTCTTTCCGTGGCAGTGTGAACTATGCCATTAATCCAAGTGTGGACTTGTACCCATATGTTGGTGATGTTCGCATTCAACACATGACAGCGTCTACCTTTCCTATATCTCGTTTGGGGAACGTAATAAGTTTTCAAAACGCTGGAGCGAATATAAGTAATTCCGCTAGGTTTTACAATTTATATCCAACAGTTGGCGCTGGTGGATCTGCTATCACCAATTCTCAAACTGGTGGTACCCTTTTGGTTAATTCACCCCATATGGCGAACACCAACTTCTTTTATCCTGACCCTACGTACTCCATGCAGGGGAATGGTGCTGATCAAAGCAATGCTGAGACAGTGTTGCTTGAGATTATTTTCAAGCAATCTGTCAGCAGTACTGTTTCTGATCTAGCCTCCATTACCACGCATGCTGGTACCGGGCCAGACTTTAATTGTTTTTGGCTCTTGTGCTGTCCAACTCTTGACTATTATGTCTCGAATCCGACAGCACCATAGCCATTTTCATACATTTTACGATGATCCTAGGGATCATCTACTCTGTGGCACAGTCACAGAGGGCGTTATTATACGTTTTATCACATCAAGTGTTTCTTAAGTGAAAATGCTGGGTCCTCATTGAGGTTTACATGCACACTTGGTGTGCATGCTTTTGGTTTATACCTGCCGAGCAAATTGTGATCTTTTGACATGCTTGCTGTGCTAATTGTGC